GGGGGAGTTTTTGGAGGGATAGAAATGTCCAAGCGCATTGGCAACAAAGGAAAGGTGACTATCGGCGACAATCGCGTCGTGGGCATTGGCACCTGGACCATCAACGGGATCTCCTCCGACAAGATCGAAGTGACCGAGCTGGGGGACGATTGGAAAAGCTACATGTTCGGTCTCAAGGACGGCGGTGACGTTGGCCTTGATGGACACTTCGACCCTGACGACGCGCAGGGCCAGGAGATGATGCGGCTGGCCAACCTCTACAACTCGCAGCTGACATCCCTCAAATTCTGGATCGACAACACGAGCTTTTTCATGCCGTGCCAGACAACGGGATACTTCAGCCCGACGCTTACAACCGGCGCGCCGACCAGGGTCAGCTATATCAACGTCACGTCCTATGATGTCAAAAAGGACAAGGCCGCCGTGGATACCACGACATTCAAGGGCACGGTCTCCGGCGTCATGGTTTTGGTTTAACCATCTTTCCAGGGCTGGCCGCGCGCGCGGAGGCGAGGGGAATCCCCGGCCCCTTTCCAGCCCTGGTTTTAACAACCGGGCAGTACGGGAGCATTTTTATGCAGTTCGACATGGACAACCTCAATTCTGCGACGCGGTTTTATTTCGACGAGACCAAACCTTCCGATGGCTGGATTGAACTCAGGGCGGCTCCTCTTGATGTTACGGACAAGATCAACGAGGAGACCAGCAAGACGCGCTACGAGTACAAGAACAACCCGGCCACCAACGTCCTTGAGCGCATCAAGATCGTGGACACCGACAACGAAAAGTTCCTGAAGGCGCTTTGGGACTACATGCTGCCGGATTGGTCGCTGACGGACAAGAAGGGTGCGGCGATTGAGAGCACCGTCGAGAACAAGTACACACTCCTGACGCAAAGCCGGGAGTTTCGGGCTTTTTTCAACGCGTGCCTTGAAAAACTTACCGAAATGGAAGCCAAGATCGAGGTTTCCGCTGCAAAAAACTGATAGCGCACGTCGAGCGCCTTTTTGAAGCGCCGTCGTGCGACATTTGCAAGCAGCTGAAAGGAGCGCGGTGGACAGACGAAAAATGTGCTGACTGTCGTCCGCCATGTTTTGAACAGAACAGAGACGCTGTTAAGGTGTATCTGCTATGTTACAAGCAGCTCATAACTTCAGGGATGGAAGGTAGAGCCATTGATATTAATCACATTGCGATACACGACGCAATGAAGCTCTACAAGGTACGCAACAAAAAAAGTTGCTTTGAAAAGGTACTCCAGATATCAAGCCACATGCTAGATCTCTGGAGAGAGCAAGAACCAGAAGAGCCCGGCGAGTGACCGGGCTCTTCTATTTTTCTACTTTGAATCCAAAATACGGGGATGCATATGCAACTTCTTCATCCCAGGCGTAGATAACTATCTTCCTGGCCTTCCCTTGAATACAAGCATCTGCATTTGCAATGCCTCTCAAAAATTGGTTCTTTTGTGTCATTGTTAAATTTGTCCAGTTATTATAATCGATATGTAAAATAACACCATGATCATCAATCTTTGTTCCGCTCTCTCTGAGCAGTTCAAAAACTTTTGCGGCTTCTTCTTTGTTACAATCAAGTGCAATGGCCGGAAATGAATTAATAAAAAAATACATAACAAAAAATAGTATAAAATATTTTTTCATAATATCCGTCCAGTAGTTATATTGTTATTTTTGTAAATTATTATTCTTATGTAGGTTTGAGTCCCATGTTGTTTCTATACAAACTCCATTGTCTATGGCATAGAAAACGGCTTCTGCAAGTCTCCAGTTTTTACTCCACATTTTTACATCAGTGCCATCGCCTCTTTTAGAGGTATACAGCTTAGCTACCAAAATTACATTTCCTGGTTCGGCATACAATACAATTACACCTAAAGAGTCGGAATCATCCTGAATATATAAATTTGAATATGATGCCCAGCTTATTTTGCACTTATTCCGGTATGAAAGAATATTTTTTTTCAAAGCATCAAGGGATAAGTCATATGTTTTAGAGCCGTAATAATACTCATCGCTTTCTATGTCTTTGACGGTTTTTGGATTTAGCGGAATTCCAGCGCATGAGTACAATACAAAAGTTGCCAATATGAATAATATATTAATATGTTTCATGGCAATCCTCTTGATTAGGCAGCGTTCGCTTGTCTATAATCCAACTTAAATATCAATAGCAAGGAGAGATATTTTTTGTTGCAGTCTTATTCTAATAAGATTTTAAACATTGATTATATTATTCGATTATGGCAAATTGTCATCGTCGGCGCGAGGAGTTTCCATGCCAGGGATAGTAATCGAGATAGACACCTCTGGTGCGGTTTCAAACCTAGATAAGCTACGGAATTCATTACAGGATTCCGGGAATCAGGGGGCTATCCTCGCTGATAAGCTTGTGAGTTTTCGAAAAGCTCTTGAGGCGTCGGGAGCAACAGCGAAACTCACCGACGATGAGCTTGCGAGTCTCGCAGATCGGTTCCGCGACAGGCTGCATGCCGACGCTGCCGCAAGCGCGCTTCAAACCACAAGTCAGATGATTCAACAGATCGGCGTTGCAGCCGGTCTGTCGGCTTCGGAAATTGCAAAGCTCCATCAGCAGATGGGAACTCTTGCTACCAATTCCAACACAGCAAATCGGTCATTAAGCAGTAATGCACAAAATACGGCATCGTTTAGCTCCCAATTAACCTCATTCGCTACAAGTCTAGGGTTGGCCGCCTTGGCGTATAAAGCTTTTAAGGAGGTCGTTTCAGCAACATATAATTTTACAAAAGAATCAGTTTTAGACGCTGCACGATATCAAACCCTTGGCGTTTCAATCGACAAGCTCGGCCAAAATGCAGGATATACATCTGCCGAGATGCATCAAATTGACGAGTCAGTTCAAAAGACCGGCATTTCAATGCTCTCTTCGCGTGAAGCCATTGCAAAAATGGTTACAGCGGAGCTTGATCTTTCAAAAGCCTCTCAACTTGCGGCCGCCGCCCAGGGTATCGCAACAACAAACGGTAAAAACTCAAGTGATGTTTTTGAGAAGCTAATACAAGGAATTACTACTGGCCAGACGGTACTTTTGCATCATCAAGGTATAATGATAAATCTTAAAGATGTATACGACCAATATGCACAGAAAATGGGATATGTTTCTGGAGACGCACTCCCTGAAGCAGAAAAACGGCAAGCAGCATATAATGCCGTGTTGGAATATGCCCAACGATATTTAGGCGTCTACTCTGACGCAATGCAAACGGCCGGCAAGCAGATAACATCTTTCCAGCGATATATGGATGATCTCAAGACGACTGTTGGACAGCCGTTCCTTGACGCATTTACGAAGTCGGTGTTTTCAGCTGCTGATTCTCTGGCAAAGCTAAAAGAAATTATGTCTACGCCAGAGGCCATGCAAGCCATGAATAGCTTGGCAACGTCAATTGGAAATGTTGTCAATATAATTATCCAGAATATCCCGCCAGCTATTCAAATCCTTATTAAGCTTAAAAGTACGCTGGATGGATTACATGACTCAAACGCTGCAAATATAGCTGAAGCACAGTCAGCTGTATATCAAAATAAAGTAAAAGAGCTTCAAGAGCTTAAAAAGAACAACCAGTCTGGCGGAATTTCGTTGGATGGACTCGATCAGGGTGTAAACGATGCGATAATCAAGCAAAAAGAGAAAGAGCTACAAGATTATATCACAAAACAAATGCAATCACATTATACAAGCAATAACGTTGGGAATCATTTGAGCAGCAATGATGTCGATACTTCTAGTGCTGACGCCATAGCTCAAAAGAATAAGGCGCAAAAAGGATACGCCGAAACCACTGCCGTAACAAGTCAAACGCTTAAGGAACTCAACGAGTATGAGACGACGGCAAATAAAATCGCTGCCCTGCGTGAAGCCCATGATATAAAAGAAATACAATTGAGAAATGCGTTAAATGCTGCAATGCAAGCCGGCGATAAGGGCGAGGTTAATAAAACTCAACATGCACTTGAATTGAACGATTCTGCGTTAAAAAAGCGAATAGATGATCTTAATAAAAAAGACAAAAAAGGTGCTTCAGCTGCCGACGCCGCTGCACGCTACACGGAAGGGGCAAATTCATTTTATAATTCCGTTGCTGCAAGTATAGAGCAACTTCAAGACTCGTTTACCGGAAAAAATGAGTCAAATTCTCTTCGTGTTGACAAGTGGTTTGAACAACAATTTGATAATATACGTCAAAAAGTTATAGGAGCTAAAGGAGACGTATCTTCTTTGGCTCGGGCATGGGTTCTTCTTACCCAGGCAGAACCAGGTGTAAAACAACTTGCAACGCTCAAGGACGAAACGACAGAGCTGCGCAATCAATCCCAAATTTTGTCTGACATCGGGCAGGCTACTGGAGATCCTGCACTCACGGCACGGAGCGCCGTCCTCTCTGCCGACGCATGGAAAAAAGAAAAAACACAAATAGTTCAAGGAAGTAATCTCGACGATGAAACGAAACAAAACCTTCTTTTGCAGATTGAGCAAGGATATAATGCAAAGATAGTTAAGGGCAAGGCTGATGCTTATCAAAATATGAAAGCTGTCTCAAAACAATATTGGGATAGTGAAAAAGACCTTGTTCAGCAAAATCTCGATACTGTAAAAAGTGCTTCCAGCGATGAAACACATTACAAGATATATGAAGCTGAACAGTGGGATAGCTATTTTAAGTCTTTGCTTGAAAACGAAGCTAATTATTCAGGGAACTTTTCTAGTATATTAAAGGCCAAAATGTCTTTGGCTTTCGGTGGGTACAAATCCGAGCTGACGCAATCAAACGATGACTATAAGGCGTACGCCGACGGAATTGTGTCTCTTAGCCAGGGTGTTGTTAAAGGTGTTTCTGGCGGCTTTGGAGATATAATCCGCAACCTTAACTCAAAAACGCTTACAATGAGCAGCATTTGGGACACGATGTGTAACAAAATGCTGGATGCGTTTGCAAATTTTGTTGAGAATGTCATTTCTAATCAGCTTTCTAAGCTCATGGCTTCACTTACTTCGAGCTTATCTGGAAGCATTGGTGGTTTTTTTGGAGGCGGTTCTTCTTCGAGTGAGGCAACACCAAATTCTTCTTACAGTGGTTGGGACGCATCAAATTGGACGGCTTCAGCGCATGGAAACGTATTCCAGACGCCGTCACTCTCATCTTACACAAATTCCATCGTTTCATCCCCCACTTTTTTCCCCGTGTCGGACAATGGGCTGCATCGGTTCGCTACGGGCGGGGTAATGGGAGAGGCCGGACCCGAGGCGATTGTTCCCCTGCGGAGATTGTCTGGTGGAGACTTGGGAGTAAAGGCCCAGGTAGGATCGGGGACAAACGTTGTCGTCAATAACTATTCTAATCAACCAGCTACAACCAAAGAAAACAAAAATAATAAAGGTGGTAAAACTATTGAAGTCCTTATTGGAGAGGCTGCGGCTTCACAAATTGCAACATACGGAACGAAATTAAACAGAGCAGTGACTAAAACTTTTGGCGCTCAGCAAGCTACAACGGGACGATAATATGGCTTCATTTACGTGGCCAGCATCACTTCCTTCAAAACCACAATTCAGCTCGTTTCAAGAGAAGCGGCCTGACATGGTTTTGAAGTCTAATACAGACAAGGGACCTGGGCTCAGGCGTAGAAAATGCGGCTCCATGCCGTATAAAACTTCGGTAGAATTTGTTTTTAACAAGGATCAACTGAACACCTTTATTGATTTCGTTGCGAATTCGCTTGGAGAGGGAACATATCTTTATGAGTGGACGGAACCAATTCTTGGAACAACCATTGATTGCGCAATAAATGGCGACGGAACCGACCTTTATACCATAGCGCAAAGCGGTCCTAATATATACTTAGTCAAGTTTGATATTCTGGTGTATCCATAATGGCAAGAACAACGCTATCTTCAGCGGCCTTGAAGGCATTTTTTTCTCAAGAGTCTTCTGACTACCCAATATTACTCTTGACGTTTACGCACGAATCATTGTCGGACCCGATACTGATATCAACTGACTCAACACAAAGAATTTCAGAGAATGCGACCAGGATAGTTTACGGAACAAAATCAAGAAGTAAAAACTTTATTTATTATCCACTAGAACTTTCGTTGCCGCTCCAAGATGAAAGCGAGGCACCAAAAGCTACGCTGAAGCTTGACAACGTTGGTAGGGATTTAGTCCCAACAATCCGTTCACTTCAGTCTCCGCCGTACATTACCATTGAGGTGGTAATGTCATGCAGTCCTGATGTCGTAGAGATAACATTTCCTGATTTTGAAATTTTGAAATTTGAATATGACGCGACAACAGTTTCTTGCGACCTTGTTTTGGATCAATTCGCAGCTGAATCTTTCCCGGCAGGGACATTTAACTCAGATGATTTCGGCGGTATGTTCTAATGTGGTGGGATAAATATCAAAGCATCCCATTTGTTGAATATGGAAGAGGTGTTAGTGGGTGCGATTGTTGGGGGCTTGCACGCCTTATCGAACGAGAAGAATTCAATAAAAATCTCCCTTCATATATTGATAGCTACAATGGATATGGAAGAAGCAATGGTATCCCACAAGCTATAAGCGACAACGTTAAAAATTATGTCCCAATTAAATATGGGCTCGAATCTTCTGGCGACTTAGTCTTGATTTCTGTTTCTGGACTATTTGTTCACATTGGTGTTGTTACGGAGTTAGGAAGCTTTATACACAGTGTTTCAGAAGAGGTCGGCGTTTTAATCGAGTCATACAAGTCATTCAAATATCGCAACAGAGTAGAGTTTTGCCGTGTGTGAAGCAGAATACATGCCAGCCGATAAACAGAACGGAATCCGTGTTTTTGGCTGCCCGCATCCGATGCGCGGAGCGCGTCTTGATTACGTTGCTCCTCTCGGGTCCAGCGTCAAGGATATCATTGAAGACGGGTTCGAGCGGTTGCACGTTCCGACCTCCTTACGTGGCCTGGGTCATGCCTACATCGGGACCGGGGACGGCAGCGCGAACGACGGGAGGTACGTGAGGCCCGAGGAGTGGGCGACGACATACCCTCTCCCAGGTGAGATTGTGACGTATCGGATCGTTCCACAGGGCGGGAAAGGCTCTGGCGTCCTGGGGATTATCCTTGCGATGGCCGTAATGGTTGTCGCGGCGGTTGTGACATATGGCATGTCCTCATGGCTTGCCGGGAGTGCCGGCCTTGGCTTCGGGCTTTATGGTGGGGCAGGATCGACTTTCTTGACCGGATTGGGCGGGATGGTTGCCGGTATGGCCGTGTCGGCCATCGGACTCCTTGCCGTCAACTCGTTGGTCTCCACAAAACAGAAATCAACACCAACGCTTTCGTCCTCATCCACAACGTCAGATCCAGACATCTATTCTATATCCGGCGCATCCAACGCGCTTTCGAAATGGGGTGCTGTCCCAATTATTCTTGGGAAAATCCGCTATGTGCCACCTCTTGGTGCATGTAATTTTACATATATTAGTGGCAATGACCAATACGTAGAACAAATTTTTGTCGTGAGTTATGGCAAGGTCGCCATGGATAATATACGCATTGGAGACACTGATATAGAGTTATTTTCAAGTTACGACTTAGAAACAAGACTTGGAGAAGCCTCTGATTCTGATATTTCAATTCATTCTGCCAGTGTCAATGAAGAATCGTTAAGCATATTAGTCAAGAATATTTACGGATGGTCAACGAGAGAGACAAAGGAAAAGACAACACGAATTGGAATTGATATCACTTGCCCGTCTGGTTTGTGCAAGTATGATGGATCGGGAAATAGAACTTCGGCCACAGTTTATGTTATAGCTCAATACTCTGTCCATAACGAGAATAACTGGATAGACTTCCCGGGGTCATCTCCAGTTCCATACACAATAAGCGTTGATGGCAATCTGCAAACAAACACATACAACGCTATAACGATAACTGCCTGTCAGGGGACGCAGGTTAGAAATTCATACTTTGTTGATGTCCCTGAAGGGAAATATGATGTACATGTCCGGCGCTTATCTGGAGATAGCACAACAACTTTAGTAACAGATGAAGTGTATTGGAGTAATATTAGATCTTTTCATGCTTCGTCTCCAATTAAGTTTAAATATCCTCTTGCCAAGATAGGCTTGAGGATGAAAGCCACCGATCAGCTTAATGGATATATCGATAACTTGTCTGTCCTGGTTACTACAATTTGTCCAGATTACGACGAAGATTCCAATACATGGATAACAAGGGAAACAAACAACCCCGCCTCACTCTTCCGATATGTCCTGCAATCAAATGCAAATGTTAAGCGCGTATCAGATAGCATGATAGACTTGGACCAGCTCGCATACTGGCATACCTTCTGCAAGAATAATTGTTTCACATACAATAGGGTTTTAGACCAAACGAATGTATCTGTTTTTAGTGTATTGCAAGAGATAGCGGCGGCAGGGCGTGCTGGCGTTTCTCGGCCTGACGGACGATGGTCAGTGGTTATTGATGAGCCAAAGTCCGTTACTCAGGTTTTTACGCCAAGAAATTCGTGGGGATTTAAATCAACAAAGGTTATTCCAGATATCCCCCACGGGTTTAGAGTTTCGTACAACGACGAGACAAACGAATATCAGGAAGATGAATGCATTGTTTATGCAGATGGGTACAATGAGTCTAATGCATATCTTTTTGAACAGCTTTCTCTTCCTGGAGCAACGAATACTACTCAAATTTACAGATTAGCTCGTCACCACTTAGCGGCAGCGCTCCTTAGAATGGAGGAATACGAACTCACTGTATCCATGGAGTTCCTTGTTTGTACGCGTGGCGATGTTGTTAGAGTGCAACATGATGTCACGATGATCGGTATTTGCTCGGGGCGAGTTAAAAGTGTTGATAGCGAGAATAACTCTATTGTTGTTGATGAACCATGCGAAATGGTTTCTGGAACCCGCTATACATTCCGTTTTAGAAGTTCTTCAACTGGAGCTTTGACTGCGAGAGAAGTTTCCGCCGAAGCGGGATTCCAAACAGAGCTTTATTTTTCAGACGCGGGGACGATGCCCTGTGTAGGTGATCTCTTTACCTTTGGGGAAATTGAATCAGACTCAGAACTTTATATTGTAAAACGAATCGATCCAGAAGATAATTTTCAGGCAAAATTAACATTAATGGATTATGCGCCAGACATATTTAATGCAGCTAGTGGCGCAATACCGTCATATATTTCGCATATTACGCAACCATATGCAGTGCAAGGAACGATATCCGTTGCGCCAGTTTTGGGTGTGCTAAAATCCGACGAAAGCGTACTTGAGAAAACGGCATCTGGTCAGTTGATAAGCCGAATTTATGTTCCTTTCACAACACCAGCATCTTTATTGATTGCGTCTGGATATGTTGAAACACAGTATAGAGAGCAAAGTGAATTAACGTGGAAATCAGCCGGGCAAGTTGGGATTTATGAAGGAGGGGCGTTTATTGCCGACGTGTCCGACGGTGCAAGCTATTACGTCCGACTCAGATTTGTAGACGATAAATATCATGTTGGTCCATGGGCTATTTCACCTCTACATACTGTGATTGGAAAAACATCTCTTCCGCCAGATGTCCCGTCGTGCCTACGTGAAGGGACACTCTTAAAGTGGTCATACCCTGACGCTCCGCTTGATCTTTTCGGATTTAAAATACGTGTTGGGTTTGATCAGGGCGTTTCCTGGGAAAATGCGCAAGATGTATCTGACGGGATCATAACAATAACATCATATGATATTAGTAATTATACTTCATTGACTCGCACATGGCTTATTAAAGCGATTGACGTAGTAGGTAATTTGTCTGCCAATGCAGCTGTCGTAACGACAGATATAGGCGGGCCTGAAATAGCAAATATCGTGCAAACGACTGATTACGCTATGGAACATTGGCCAGGGTTAATTAGCAACGCCAGTATCAACGCTTCGAATTATCTTGTTGCCAACTCGTGCGAAGCTGCGTGGCCGAATGATGCTGCTCAAGCATGGCCAGATGACAGCGATGCTCCTTGGGGTAGCGGCTTTGAACGAATGGCGTATGAGTGCTCGTTTAACCCGCCAGATGGTTTCAACGAATTGGCCACCTCCATATCTCTCGATTATCTCGGCACGCT